CTATTTCGGTCAGGGGACCCATCCGGGCGTCATCGTGTCGCATCCCGGGAAGTTGTCCGAGACGGCACACAAGAACCTTGAGGGATCGCTGGTAACGGCCCACGGAGGTCTCGGGAGAAGCCATCGGTTGATGCTGCTCGAGGAGGGGATGAAGATCGAGCGGCTGATCGTGGAGAACGACAAGTCGCAGTTCCTCGAGTCGCGGCAGTTCCAGATCCCGGAGATTGCCCGGTGGTTCAACATCCCGCCGCACAAACTCAAGGACCTGTCCCGCTCGTCGTTTTCCAACATCGAATCCGAGCAGCGGTCCTTCTATGTCGATTCGATTTTGCCGTGGCTGGTGCGCCTCGAGCAGTGCTTCAACATGCAACTCCTCACCGTGTCCGACAGGGAACTGTCGGGCCGCGGGCGGCTCTACTTCAAACACAACGCCAAAGGGATCCTGCGCGGCGATACGGCGACGCAGAGCACGTTCTACAAGGACATGCTCGACCGTGGCGTGATGAGCATCAACGAGGTCCGCGAGCTCGAGGACCTGGATCCGATCGACGGCGGGGACATCCACCTGGTTCCACTGAACATGACGACGGTCGAGAATGCCGGCAAACCCCCGGAACCCGTGAAGCCTCCGGCCCTTCCGCCGGCCAAGGAAGACGAAAAGGAATCAAGGAGGGCGAAGCGATGAAGTGGTACAAGATCGAAGCCAAGGCCGACAAGGCGGAAATCTGGATCTACGAATACATCGGCGAGGACTTCTGGACCGGCGGCGGCGTGACCGCGAAGAGTTTCCAGAAGGATCTGGCCGCGGTCAAGGCGTCGCAGATCGATCTCCACATCAATAGCCCCGGCGGCGATGTTTTCGACGGCATCACGATCTACAACCTCCTCAAGCAACATCCCGCCACGGTCACCACGTACATCGACGGCCTGGCGGCGTCGATCGCTTCCGTCATCGCGCTGGCCGGGGATCGCATCGTCATGGCGGAGAACGCCCTTTATATGGTCCACAACCCCTGGGGCGTGTCGATGGGTGACGCGAACGAGATGCGGAAGACCGCCGAATTGCTGGATAAGATCCGCGGGTCGATGGTGACGACCTATGCCGGCAAGTCTGGCAGGGGCGACGAGGAAATCATCGCCCTCCTGGACGCCGAGACGTGGATGAGCGCCGACGAGGCCCAAGAGTTCGGCTTCGTCGACGAGATCGCCGACAAGATGGACTTGGCGGCGTGCGCGAAATTCATCCCAACTATGTCCAAGATGGGACTGCGGAACATCCCGCAGGCGCTCATGCAGGAGCGGGAAGCGCCTCCGAAGATCGAATTGGAAAAAGCCCTGCGTAATGCCGGGTGCAGTCGCTCCGCGGCGAAGTCCATCCTTGCGAAGGGGTACATCGACGGCCTGCGCAACGCCGGCCCCGAGGATGACCCCCCACTGCCTGACGCTGCTCTGCGTAATGCCGAGCCGCCAAAGGCGCCGAAGAGGGACCGCGTCGCTGACCTGTTGATCCGGGCGGAGAAGATCGCTCCGGCCGCATAGCACTCAACAACACAACAGCCTTAAAAATTGGCCGCCTGCGGGCGGCCTTTTTATTTCCGAAAGGAGAACGCCCGAATGAAAACCATCACGCAGTACCGGGAAGACATCAAGGCGTTGATGAAGAAGTCTGCCGACATCGACGCGCAGGCGGTCAACGAGAACCGCGAGCACACCGAGGCTGAGATCGCCCTCAAGAACGAGATCCTCGACGAGGTCGAGAGCATCCGTAAGGTCGTCGCCACCCTCGAGCGGCAGGAGCGCATCGCCGCAGCCCTCGAGGCCCCCGCGAATCCGCCCGCATCCCAGCCCCGCCCGCAGTCCGCGCCGGCCGATCGCCCGCGGGATCGGTTCTCCAGTCTGGGTGAGCAGCTTTCCGCGGTCATCCGCGCCGGCCTGCCCGACGGCACCGTCGATCCGCGCCTGCGCAACATCCGCGCGGCCACTGGCCTCTCCGAGGGGATCCCTTCGGACGGCGGCTTCCTGGTCCAGACCGACTTCTCGACCGAACTGCTTCAGGAGGTCTATCAGACCGGCATCTTGGCGCAGCGCTGCCGCCGGATCCCGATCTCCGGAAACTCCAACTCGCTCAAGATGAACGGCGTCGACGAGACCTCCCGGGCGTCGACCCGGTCCGGAGGCGTGCTCGGATACTGGAAGGCGGAGGCTGCACAGAAGACCGCCTCCAAGCCGAAGTTCCGCCAGATCGAGTTGAACCTGAAGAAGCTCATCGGCCTGTGCTATGCCACCGATGAACTGTTGGCTGACGCCGCCGCCCTGGAGGCGTTCATTCGGCAGGCGTTTGCCGCGGAGTTCGGCTTCCTGATCGACGACGCCATCATCAACGGCTCCGGTGCCGGCCAGCCGCTCGGGATCCTCAACGCCGGGTGCCTGGTTTCCGTGGCGAAAGAAACCGGACAGGCGGCCGACACGATCGTCGCCGAGAACGTGATCAAGATGTACGCCCGGATGTTCCCGCAGTCGCTCAACAACGCCATCTGGCTGGTCAACCAGAACACCCTGCCGCAGCTCTTCACGATGTCGCTGGCGGTGGGCACCGGCGGCGCCCCGGTCTTCATGCCCGCCGGCGGGCTGTCGCAGTCTCCGTACAACCAGATTCTCGGCCGCCCGGTCATCCCGATCGAGCAGTGCCAGACCCTGGGCGATACCGGCGACATCATCTTCGCCGACCTGAACGGGTATCTGCTGGCCGAGAAGGGCGGCATCGAGAGCGCGATGTCGATCCACGTGAAGTTCGACTATGACGAGTCGGTGTTCCGGTTCGTCATGCGCGT